CCGGTGTGGGAGTCGTTGAATCGTCCGGTGTTTGACCGTTCGACGTTCAGTTGGTGGTTTTTGTTGCCGGATGGGGCTAAGGTGTTGAGTGAATGGAGTGACCAACCGTTCTGAAAGGTGGAAAAGGGTGAAGATAGGTTCGCTGTTTAGCGGATATGGTGGCCTGGATTTGGCTGTCATGGAAATGTTTGACGCTGAGGTGGCGTGGCATTGTGAATGGGAAGAAGCCCCGTCACGGATCCTGGAAAAGCATTTCCCTGGTGTCCCTAATTATCGGGATGTGAGTCAGGTGGATTGGGCTTCTGTGGAGCCGGTGGACATTTTGACGGGTGGTTTCCCGTGTCAGGATGTTTCTCTTGCTGGTCGTAGGGCTGGCATGACGGGTGGGACTCGTTCTGGTTTGTGGAGTGAGTTTGCGAAAGCTATTGATGTGTTGCGGCCTGATTGGGTTGTGATTGAGAATGTGAGGGGGTTGCTTAGTGCAAAAGCTGATTGCGATGTGGAATGGTGTTCGTGGTGTATGGGAGAAGCCGGGGACGGTGAACCTGTTTTGCGAGCACTTGGAGCTGTTCTCGGAGAGTTGGCCAGCCTCGGGTACGATGCGGAGTGGTCAGGTGTTCGAGCTTCCGATGCCGGTGCCCCTCACCAAAGATTCCGGGTTTTTATCCTCGCCTACCCTCGCAACACCGACAACGGGTGAAACGGTTGGGCCATCACTGTCAACTAGCGGTGGCGAGAATCTGCGAACTCAGGTTGCGATTTTAGTTGGTAGGTTTTCTGGCGAGAATATGGAGTTATTGCGTACCCCTGCGGCTAGTGAGGCTGAGCGTGGGCATCAGCCGGAGGATAAGGCTAAAGCTCGCGGTGGTCAGGTGACGCTTTCAGGACAGTTGAATTATCTTCCAACACCTGTGACAACCGATTACAACACCGCGGCCTCTGATTGGGGTGTTAAGGGCTTCCAACAATTGAGGGATTTACACAACCTTCTTCCTACCCCTAACACGATGGATGACCTGCCTGCTAGGGATGAGTCCAAAATTGACCGCAGTAAAGGCGGATTCTCCAATGTCAGGGAAACTGTTGTCCGACCAAACTTTGACCGGTTCGAGCCCGCGGTGAAGCGTTGGGAAGAATCGACGGGTAATCCTGCACCTGCTCCGACGAAACCTGATGGTAAGGATGGGTCGCCTCGGTTGTCTTCGGGGTTCACGGAGTGGATGATGGGGCTTGAACCTGGGTGGATCACGGGTGTTGGTTTGTCGAGGAAGGATGAGTTGAAGGCGTGTGGTAATGGTGTGGTGCCGCAACAGGCTATGCTGGCGCTCAAGATATTGAAAGCACGGGTGGGGGTAGAATAGAGTGAGGGCCGAAGCCAAACACTCCGACCCTCACAGAAACCGATGACACGACCATCGGCTAGTTACAAGTCTAGCCGATAGATAAGGCTAGATAATGAGTAACCTAAACACTGAAGTTCGGTTCAGTATCGTGCCCGAGTGGGTAATTGACGCAGACATTTCAGATCGTGCGGTCAGGGTGTATGCGATTCTGGCCCGCTATGCGGACAGCGAAACGCTGCAAGCCTTCCCTTCCCGTGAAACCCTGGCGAAGCGTGCCCGTTGTCACTGGCGTTCCATTGACCGCGCCATTGACGAACTTGTCAAGCTCGGAGCTGTGACCAAGACTCATCGGAAGAACGGTGATGCCTACCAGTCGAACATTTACACATTGAGGAGGGTACTGCCACGGGTGTCACTAGGTACTGACACCGTTGTCACGGGGGTAGTGACAGGGGAGTCAGTAGGTACTGACACAGCTGGCAACCTAACTATAACCACTGAACTAAAACCAGAAGAACTAGAACTACAGAATAATATTAACGCTCAAATGACTGAATACTTCAATCAGTTTTGGTCTGTCTATCCTCGGAAAAAAGGCAAGGGGCAAGCGAGGAAAGCGTTTGAAAAAGCGCTAGAGAAAACTGACATTGCAACTATCCTTGAAGGGGTAGCTGCCTATGTCGAGAATGAGGACATGAGCGATCCGCAGTACATTGCTCACCCTTCTACTTGGCTCAATGGTGAACGCTGGGAGGATGAGTATGAGGAGGTTCGGACAATTTCACGTTCGCCTGAGGTTGGTGGGCCGCGTGAGTGGGTTAGGGATTTGCATGACATGGGTGAACATTTTGAGTGCAGGCGGGGTGAGTTCGGTTGTCGATGATTGAGGGGCCTTCGTCGCCTGAGCCTTGTTGTGAGGAGCATGGGTTGCGGGTTACGGCGTGCCTGCCGTGTTGTCGGAGGATTTTCGAGAATGCTGGGGATATGCACCCGGATTTGAGGCATTCGTGGGCTGTGGCTAATGTGTATTTGAAAAGGGAGGAGTGGTGATGGAGGTTTTGCCGTATTACATTGAGGGCGGTGTGGAACCGTTGAGCGCTGAGGCTATTCGCCTCGTGTGTGATGCGGATCGTCGTGACCCTGTTCGTGATGCTGTGTTGTTGGTGAGGATTCGATGAAGCCGGTGGTTGAGATTGGTGGGGCGCGTGTGTTTCAGGGTGATTGTCGTGAGGTGTTGAAGGGCTTGCCTGATAACAGTGTGGATAGCATTGTCACGGATCCGCCTTATGAGCTTGGGTTCATGGGGAAGAAGTGGGATAACTCTGGGATTGCTTACGATGTGAGCGTGTGGGCGGAGTGTCTGCGGGTGTTGAAGCCTGGTGGGCATTTGTTGGCGTTTGGTGGGTCGCGGACTTATCACCGGCTCGGTGTTGCTATTGAGGATGCAGGGTTTGAAATTAGGGACACGATTGCTTGGATTAGTTCTAAGACTTTTCCTAAGTCGCTGAATGTGTCTAAGGCGATTGATAAGAAGCTGGGCGCTGAGCGTAAAGTTGTGGGGTCTTATCGAGTGGGAGGTAATGCCCTCACTCCGACAAGTGAGAAGGGTGGGACTTTTGGCGTGGGTGCGCCTAATAGCGCTCCTGGTGATTTGTTTGTGACTGAGGCTGGTAGCGATGAGGCTAGACAGTGGGAGGGCTGGGGTACTGGTTTGAAGCAGGTTGTGGAGCCTGTGGTGTTGGGTCGTAAGCCTTTGGATGGGACTGTGGCGGAGAACACGTTGAGGTGGGGTGTCGGTGGTATCAACATTGACGCGAGCAGAATTGCCTATCAAGGGGATTACCGTTCGCCTACGAAGAAAGACGGTTCGGTCAATAGTGCCGGAAGTTTTGGGGCGGGTGTCGCAGAAAAGTTTGATGATTTAGCCAGAGAGGCCCAGGGCCGTTGGCCTGCGAATGTGATTCTGGATGAGGTGAGCGCTGGGTTGCTAGATGAACAATCAGGGGTTAGACCTGGATTTTCTGGTGGTGGGAATAAGAACACTGGTTTCCGCAAACAATATGTGGGCGGTGATTCGTCTGGTGTGGATTTGGATGTGCAGTATTACGGTGACAGCGGTGGGGCTTCACGGTTTTTTTATGTGGCGAAGGCTTCTAAGCGTGACCGGAATGAGGGGTTGGATGGGCTAGAGGACAAGCGCGTTGGTTCTTTCACTGGCAATGTGTCAAACACTACTGGAAACAAAATTGGTGCTAATCCTGACAAGCCAAACCTTCCAGGAAAGAACACTCACCCCACAGTGAAACCAACAGCGCTCATGCGTTACTTGATAAAGCTGGTCACACCTCCTGGGGGAACAGTGTTGGATCCGTTCACAGGGTCAGGGTCCACAGGTAAGGCCGCTTTGCTTGACGGGTTCCAATTTGTGGGCATAGAGTTGACGGAAGAATACTTGCCAATCATTGAGGGCAGGTTGAAATGGGCTAACGAGAAGGTGGATGAAGATGACACATTATTCTGACAATTTTTGGGCTGAAGAGATGGGCATAAACCTTGACGATGTGTTGAAGGAGTCACCGACTCATCGTGAGCAGATTCGTGAACGTCGCCGTATTGATAAGCAGGCTGCGGAGTATTGGGCTCGGGAACGGTTGCTGGCCCGCATGGAGCCCCCAGCACCGGAGGCTGAGTACACACCGCCACGTCGCGTGAAAACTCCGAAGAAAAAGGCTAAGGTGAATCGTTATGACTTCACTGATGCCCAGCTTGAGATTGCACGGAGATCGTTGAATGCCGGAGGTTCAGTGTGAGCGTTGCGGTTACCAGTGGACTGTATCGTCCAGGCGCGGGAAGGTTATTCTTTGCGCTTCTTGTAGGGCGAGGAAAGTGCAAACAATTACTCTCACGGATGACGGGAAGTGTTACCCGTGGGCGGGCAGGTTCGCAGCTGACGAAATCACACCAGTTGATGATGACGGGGCCCCGGTTTTTCCGGGTGTCAGGAGTTGCGGGCATAATGATTGCGTCAATGTGGCGCATGTTATCGGATATGAGAAGGGGTAAGTGATGGTCAGGAATGAAGCTCAGGTCACTGTGACGGGCTGGTTGAACGATGTGAAGGATTTCGACTGGGGTCGAGCGCTCAAGGTGTCTGTGGATGTTCGGAAGAAGAACCACCAGGACGAGTGGGAAACCGTGGACAAGACAATTTACGATGTCACCACAGACAACAGGACACCCCTGGATGGTGTGAAGCAGGTTGTTGTATCCGGACGCATTACAGGGACGAACGTGTTCCAGAAGCGTGACGGATCGTCCGGCTTCTCAATCAAGGTGCGTGCTGAGAATGTGGAGCCTGCAGCTAACCAGGTCGTGGAAAAGTCCGGTCATGCTGCAATCAACGCTGTCTGGGATGTCAAGACACCTGGTGGCATCGACGAGCAGGCACCCTTCTAATGGAGAACTTCGGACGGATTCTCGCGTTCGCGATGGGGCTCAACTACCTGCTCCTGGCATACCAGGTCGAAACCAACGTCACAAGCGTCCTCGGATGGATTTTCGGGTCGTTGCTGTGTCTGGCGGTTCTAATGAGTTTTGTCAAACCGAAACGATACCCTAGTGACCGTGGAGATAACGTTTGATGTTCTAGGTCGGCCCGCACCACAGGGGTCGAAAAAAAGCATCGGCAACAACAGGTTCATTGAGAGCTCAAAGTTTCTTCCAGCTTGGAGGTCTGCGGTCCGGGAAGCTGCAGAGCACGCGGTCACTATCGCTGGTTGGGCACAAGTGTCAGGGCCGGTTGAGTTAGAAGTAATGTTCTATCTTGACCGGCCTTCCTCCGTTTCTACAGCGAAACGCCCGCACCCTACTGTCCCACCAGACTTGGATAAATTGTTGAGGGCTGTTGGTGATTCTTGCTCTGGTGTCATTTATGACGATGATTCGCAGGTGATCCGAACGCTCGCCTGGAAGGTGTACGCAGACAACCGTGAACCCGGCGCTTTCATCCGTGTCGCCGAATTATCACAGTTTGATAACACAGCGTTTCAATCCTTCGATTTCCTAGACCTCCCCGAATAAACTCCTAACAACCTACAAAGGAGGACACCATGTCTAACGTACAAGCAACACTGAACCGGCAGGCGTCGAAGATTAGTGACGAACTGTTCCAGCCCTACCAGGAAGCTGCAAGCCTCCTGCAGGACGAAAACCTTGTCTGGGATGAGGACTTCAACCAGATACGCAACGCCCTCGCCCTCGCTTTGCGTGAGTGCGCAACCACCCACAACTTGAACCCGTGGTTTCTTGAGGTGGCGTACAAGCTCATTGACACGACCAGGGCTAATGCTTGAGGACATGCACCCACCGGAGTACATCACTCCGTGCGCTGTCCGAACAATTCTGGAAAGACTTGACCAGGATGACCAAACCATTCTCCGTAACGCCCTGTTGAATCAAGCGGCTTGGGGTCACACACCGCTGGCCCGCGCTCTGACGGATCGTGGCCTGCGTATCTCGGAGAAAGCTATTCGCAAACATCGTCATAGACTCTGCTCCTGCAAGTAAGGTGGAAACATGCTTGAGAACTTGGAACCAGCTAAGAAGGTAACAGCTCCGAAAGACTTTCGCCCCGGTCTTGAGTTCGACGGGAACGAAGGCACAGCAACAACAGAAGGTCTACCGGATGCCCCGAACTTTGACGAGTTCTTAGAGCAACGGGGTTACCCGGCTGACGAGTACGAGATTGTTGGCACACCCAGGACGTCACAGTGGCAGCGTTGGGATGGGGAGTGGCTGACTGCGTACCGGTTCCATTTCCGCAAGAAGGTAACAGACATTGACCTGCCTACGTTGTATGCGCAGGCGAAACGCAATTCGAAATATTCGAAACCACCTAAGAAGAAGCGCACGGATCGTGTGTTCGTTATCGCACCTGCTGACTTCCAGATTGGTAAGGGTGGGTCGCGTGGCGGTCACGAGGAATCCATTGCCCGCATTCACGCTGCTTATGCCCGTGTCGAGGAGAAGCTGAAGGCCGGCAACTACGACCACATTGTCATCCTGGATATGGGTGACGTGGTGGAGGGTGTACAGAATAAGGCTGATATGGATCAGCTTGTCACGAATACGCTCAGTCCGATGCAACAGGTTGACCTCGCGTCAGCGTTGTTGTGGGACCTGATGAAAATTGCGTCCAAGTATGCACCGATAACCTACGGGTCTGTCGCTTCGAACCATTGCCAGTTCCGTGTCAACAAGGCAGCTGTCGGTAAGCCTGGTGTGGACGATTGGGGAATCGTTATCCTGCAACAGCTTCGACGGCTCGCCACCGAGGTTGGGCTCCCCGTGGAACGTTGGCTGATACCTCACCCGCACGATGAGGGGTTCGCGTTCGACGTGTTCGACGACGGCTCCCATGTGCTCGGTGCAATCCACGGCCACCAAGTCGGCAGGCCAGACTCGTTCCAAGCATTCTGGACAAAAGCCGTATTCAACAGCACCTATCTTGCAGCAGCAACCCTGATGGTGTCCGGTCACTTCCACCATCACAGGGTTGAACAGTTCTCCGGCACAGAAGGCAGGGAACGTTGGTGGGTGCAAGCCTCCACCCTCGACAACGGATCTGACTGGTACACCAGAACACAGGGCGCGGGAGGTGACTCAACACCAGCACTAACCTGCTTCGAACTGGAGAAGGGTGTGCCGTTCCGTGGGAAGATAGACCTACTATGAACTTCCGCATGGACCCGCCACCAATAGAGATACATCATAAGGATTTCCGTGCTGTCGCCCAGAACTTCTTCACACTCCCTGTATCGTTCGTAGTAGACCTGCGTATGGCCCGCGACCTGCAGACCGGTGAGGAGCTCATGATCCTGTTCGACGCAGCAGAGATAGCGTTCACCGAACAAGACTTCGAGAACCTACAGGACATGAACGTCCGCGACTTCATCGACGTCATGAACTTGTGGGTGAACAAGTCCGGCGAGTCAGCCCGATGAAAAGCCCCACCACCTATGCCGTTCAATAAACCTTGTTTGAAATGCGGTCAACTAACTAGGGCTTCGTACTGTGACGGGTGCCGCCCCCGGAAGGTGGACAGTCCTGAACGCAAAGCAAAGAAGCAAGCGCTTTACGGTGGTGACTACAGGCGCAGAGCACGAGCGGTGAAAGCTGCAGCAACACACTGTCACATCTGCAACAAACCATTCGAATACGGTGACCAGGTGGAGGCAGACCACATTATCCCGACAGACCCCACCTCCCCCCTGGGGGGGGCCCATCGAAAATGTAATCAGAAAAAAAGCAACACCCTCCCCTCACCCTGACCACACACACACACCAGTAGGGGTGGGGCCCCGTACGGGTTCAACCAGGGTGGGGTAAATCATCAAAGGCCGTCGCACCGACAC